GATGGCGATGGCAATACAAGCGTCCGATATTGGTCCCGACGTGATTTATCACTTAGGCATCAACACTAAAGACGCCCAGCGTATCTCGCGTATGGACCCCATTTTGCAAGCTAGGGAAATTGGTATAATCGAGGCGAGGCTTACTGCCGAACCTACGTTTAAAAAAACCTCTAACGCCCCGGCACCGATTGCACCTGTCACTGCCCGCACCGCTGGTGCGCCGACATTTGATACGACAGACCCACGGGCCGTAAAGTCCATGAGTACGTCAGATTGGATTGAGGCAGAACGGCTACGGCAGATCAAGAAGTTCGAGGCACAACGCAACAGATAATTTAGGATTATTACCATGTCTAACTCGATTTTAACAATCGACATGATCACGCGCAAGGCGCTTGAGATTCTCGAAAACAACCTTGTTCTTACACGTAACGTAAACCGTCAGTACGACGACAGCTTTGCTGTTGAAGGTGCTAAAATTGGTTCAACCCTGCGTATCCGTCTTCCAGACCGCGCACTTGTAACTGATGGCGCAGCCCTTCAGGTACAGGACGACAACGAGCAGTTCACAACTCTGACCGTTGCCAACCAGAAGCACATCGGCGTTAACTTCACGACTGCTGAATTGACCATGCAGTTGGACGATTTCGCAGAGCGCGTTCTCAAGCCACGTATCTCGCAGCTTGCTTCTAGCATCGACGCTGACGTTGCAAACTCGTTCTTGACCATCGGTAACACTGTCGGCACGCCCGGCACTACGCCAGCTACTTCGGCTGTTCTTCTTGCTGCACAGCAGAAGCTGAACGAAAACGCTGCCGTGATGTCGCCACGTTATGCCACTGTCAACCCAGCCGCAAACGCTGGTTTGGTCGAAGGCATGAAGGGTCTATTCAACCCAACTGACACGATCAGCAAGCAGTTCAAGAACGGCATGATGGGTACTGGCGTACTTGGTTTCGACGAAATCAATATGTCGCAGTCCATCAAGCAGTTCACCACTGGTACGCGTGACGCAACTGGCGGTTCGACTTCGGCTGCTGTAACGGCAGAAGGCGCAACCACCATCGCCATCACTGGCGCTGGCGCTAACGACACCGTCAAGGCTGGTGACGTGTTCACTGTAAACGGTTGCTTTGCTGTCAACCCACAGACCCGTGAAAGCACAGGTTCGTTGTTCCAGTTCGTTGCATTGGCTGATGTCTTGCTCAACGGCTCTGGCGCAGGCAGCCTCACTGTTGCACCGATCTACTCGGCTGGTCACGCGCTTGCTACCGTCAATGCAATGCCTGCCAACAGCCAAGCAGTTGTTTTTGTCGGTGCTTCAGGCGGTCAGTACGCTCAGAACCTTGTATACCACAAGGACGCCATCACCTTCGCAACCGCCGACCTTCTGCTCCCACAAGGCGTAGATATGGCTTCGCGTCAGGTACACAACGGCATCTCGCTTCGCGTTGTTCGTCAGTACGACATCAACAACGACCGTATGCCTTGCCGTATTGACGTTCTGTATGGCTACAGCACGATCCGTCCGCAAATGGCCGTCCGGATGTGGGGTTAATTTAAACATGGCCCTCGGTTCGCCGGGGGCCAAACTTTTTAAAGGATTTATATCATGGCTATTCTACCTAATGGCGCCGGCGGTTATCAAGTTGGCGACGGCAACCTCGGCGAAGTCACGCTGGGCGTATCCGCAATCCCTACCGCGTACACCGCGGGTGTTACGCTGACCACTGCCGATTTGGCTGGCGGCGCAGTTGTATACACGTCAAGCAGCACTGCTGACCTTGCGCTTCCTGCTGTTAGCGTTGTTGACGCTGACGTTAGCAGCGCCAAAGTTAACTCGTCGTTTGAGTTTGCTTTGATTGCTACCAGCACCGGCGTTCCTACCATCACGGCAGGCACAGGCTGGACGCTGGTTGGCGTTGGTACAGGCGTTGCATCGCGCAGCGTGTTGTTCCGTGCTGTTAAAACCAGCGCGACAACGTACAACCTGTACCGCATCGCTGGCTAATAGGTTTGCCCCGGCTACGGTCGGGGCATCCTTTTCAGGAGAACAATTATGCCCAATACTAAAGCAGTAGGCGTTGCTTACGCCGATCCTGAGTTTGAAAGCGTCACGGTTAGCGGCGCTATTGTCGCCACCGGCGCGCTCGTCGCCAACGGCGGCGTGGTTGCTTCGACAATCGAAACAACAGGCGACGAAGTAGCCGCCAATCTTAACGCAGGTGTTTACATTCTCAGCACGGCGATTACCGCTAACACAACAACCACTTCCGCACCTGTAGGTTCGCTCGGCATTACGACGAACGCTACTGGCCGTGGCAAGCTGTTCTATGCGGACGGCACCAAGTGGCAGTTCATGGCGATCAGCTAATATAGTGGACGGCTTTCGGGCCGTCCATTTTACGGAGTTTCTATGGCTGCTATATATCTTGTTCACGAAGTCCACGGCGCAAAAGTCGCTATTTCAGAAGAAGAAGCGATTTCTGATGAATATTTTGGCTGGGAACGCTATAATCCTGACGCGCCTGTAGAGGCGCCAGTAAACGAAATGCCGGCGCGCAATAGTCGCCGCCGCACAACGCAGGAAGACTAACCAATGGAAACGGCTGGGGACATCATTAACGGATCGCTTAGGCTGCTAGGCGTTCTGGCAGAAGGCGAAGTTCCATCGGCTGAGACATCGCAAGACGCACTGCGCGCCATGAACCAGATGATTGATAGCTGGAACACAGAGCGCCTGTCCGTCTTTGCAACACAAGACCAAGTATTCATATGGCCCGCAGGGCAAATATCGCGCACGCTTGGGCCTTCCGGCGACTTTGTCGGCAACCGTCCTGTTCTGCTTGATGACTCGACGTACTTCGTCCAGCCCGGCACCGGCGTCAGCTACGGCATCAAATTTATCAACCAGCAGCAGTATAACGGTATCGCGGTCAAGTCCGTCACATCGACATTTCCGCAAGTTATTTTCGTCAACATGACGTACCCTGACATTGAAATGTTTATCTATCCGCGCCCCACAGCGGACCTGACATGGCATTTCATTTCGGTTGAAGAACTGACGCAGCCTGCGACGCTGGCAACGCAACTGCACTTCCCGCCCGGCTATCTGCGTGCGTTCCGCTATAACTTGGCCTGCGAAATGGCCCCTGAGTTTGGCACGGAGCCTTCATCGCAAGTCCGCCGTTTGGCGATGTCGTCGAAGCGTAACATCAAGCGCATCAACAACCCTGATGACATCATGTCGGTACCGTACAGCCTGATTGCTTCACGTCAGCGGTTCAACATCTACGCCGGGAACTACTAATGAAGACGCCGATCCTTGGGTCGGCGTATGTCGCTAGAAGCGTCAACGCCGCCGACAACCGTATGGTTAACCTGTTTCCTGAGATTGTCCCTGAAGGCGGCAAGGAACCAGCGTTCCTTCAGCGCGCGCCCGGCCTCACGCGGCTGGCGACTATCGGCATTGGCCCTATCCGCGGGCTGTGGACCTATGGCGACTACGGCTATGCCGTATCTGGCCCTACGCTGTATCAGATCGACAGCAACTGGAACGCGGTCGCCAAAGGCACTGTAGGCGGCACTGGCCCTGTCAGCATGGCTGACAACGGCACGCAGCTATTCATAGCTGCTAACCCGCTAGGTTACATCTACAACGCCAACACCGATGTGTTCCAGCAGATCACCGACCCTGACTTCCCCGGCGCCGGCACGGTCGGCTACATCGACGGCTATTTTACGTTCAACGAACCCGGCACGCAGAAAATCTGGGTGACATCGCTGCTCGACGGCCTGTCTGTTGATCCGCTGGAGTTTGCCAGCGCCGAAGGCAATCCAGACAATGTGGTCGCTATCTTTGTTGACCACCGCGAAGTGTGGGTGTTTGGCACCAACTCGACCGAAGTTTGGTACGACGCAGGGCTGCTCGACTTCCCGCTGACGCGTATCCAAGGTGCGTTCAACGAACTAGGTTGCGCGGCGCCCTACAGCATCGCCAAGATGGACAACCAAGTCTATTGGCTAGGTAAGGACGCGCGCGGCCAAGGCATCGTCTACAGGGCCGCTGGCTACATCGGTCAGCGCGTGTCTACGCACGCTATCGAATGGCAGATGCAAGAGTATGCCGACATCTCAGACGCGACCGGCTACACGTATCAGCAGGACGGCCACAGCTTCTACGTTCTGAACTTCCCCACCGCCAACACCACATGGGTGTATGATGTCGCCACTGGCGCATGGCATGAGCGGGCGTCGTTTGCTAACGGCGAGTTTAACCGTCACCGCGCCAGCAGCCAGATGTTCTTCAACGCCACTACGGTCGTCGGCGACTATCAAAACGGCAAGATTTATTCATTCGACCTGAACGTATACGCTGACGATGGCGCACCGCAGAAATGGCTGCGGTCATGGCGCGCGCTGCCGACAGGCGCTAACAACCTTGCGCGTACTATCCAGCACTCCATGCAGCTTGACTGCGAGACAGGCGTGGGCCTGAACAACGGCCAAGGCAGCAATCCGCAAGCCATGCTGCGCTGGTCGGACGACGGCGGGCACACATGGTCCAGCGAACACTGGAAGTCGATGGGCCGTATTGGCCGTTCTGGCTATCGTACCATTTGGCGCCGCCTTGGCGCGACGATGAAGATACGCGACCGCGTCTACGAAGTGTCAGGCACCGACCCTGTACGGATTTACATTATGGGCGCTGAACTGCTGCTCAGCGGAACGACTGCCTAATGGCGTATTCGCCGATCAATCCTACACAGCTAACGCCGCCGCGTGTGGCCCTGATCGACGAACGATCAGGCGCGATTAGCCGTGAATGGTATCGGTTCTTCCTATCGCTGTTGACAGCTACGCAGACCAACCAAGACGAAGTCGAGTTAGCGCCGGACGCTACGTCGCTGATAGCGTCCTATGACGCCATGCTGGAGTCGTTGGCGCAGACAACCGAAAGCGCCCCTGACTGCTGTTCTGCTACGGCTGACGTGGATGCCAAGGTAAACAGCCTTGCACAAGCTACCGCCAGCACACCGCCGGCTGCTACGGAAAGCGACATCGCGGTTATCCAATCGCAGTTGCAGGCGCTGGCGCTGTCGCCACCACCAAAAGAGTTTCGGTCGCCGCGCTACGGTTCTTTCTATGACACGACATCACAGACAGCGGCAGCAATCAACACAGCCTACGCCATGACGTTCAATACCACTGATCTGTCGCAAGGCGTCACCCGCGGCACACCAACGTCGCGCATCTTTGTTGACCGGCCAAATGTCTACAACGTGCAGTTCTCCGCGCAGCTAGACAAGACGGCTGGCGGCGTCGCATTGGCGTGGGTGTGGCTACGCAAGAACGGCGTCAACGTACCCGACAGCGCCGGTCAAATCCGCATACAAGGTAATAACGCTGAAATTTTGGCTGCATGGAATTACGTCATCCAACTAAACGCTGGCGACTACATCGAATTAATGTGGGAAGTGGACGACACATCTGTTATTTTGTTAGCTGAAGCGGCGTCTGCCGTTCACCCTTCAATTCCGTCGGTAATTTTGACGGTGACTGACAACATAAGTTCTTTGGAGACATAATATGGCCGTATCAATCAGTAACATCATCCCCGCTAAGACGGCGGAGAACAGCCAAACGACGCAGTACACGTCGAACGGCGTGCAGACAATCATCGACAAGTTTACCGCGACTAACTACAGTGTGTCGGCTGCGACGATCAGCGTCAACCTTGTGACGGCTGCGGGCAGCGCAGGCAACGACAACTTGATTGTTAAGACCAAGACGCTCCAGCCATCAGAGACGTATACGTTTCCTGAACTGGTCGGCCATGTGCTGCCGAACAATGGCTTCATCAGCACAATCGCTGGCACGGCGTCGGCAATTAACATCCGCGCGTCAGGTCGTCTGGTTAGCTAATGTCCGTAACAGTGCGCGCCGCCACTATTGACGACATGCCAAGCTACATGGACTTGGCGGAAGCGTTTGTTGCGACGACACCTGTTAGCCATATAGTTCCGTTCGACCGCGATGGCACTGCCGCGTTTGTCGAAGGCGCGCTAGACAGCGAAAACATGATTGTTTTGGTGGCGGAAGACGCAGGCGAACTGATCGGCATTACCGCGGCGATTGCGTACCCTATGTACTTCAACCCTGCAAAGCTAGTGGCGCAGGAGTTGTGGTGGTATATCAAGCCAGACGCACGGGGCGGAGCAGCATCAAAATTGCTATTCCAAGAGATAGAAAAATGGGGTAAGAGTAAGCAGGCAGAAGCTATGTTTATGGTTGCGCTAGACAACGACCGCGTTGAGACTATGGTGAAAATGTACGGGCGTTTAGGGTATACACCCACAGAACGTGTGTTCGTAAAGGGATTAAACTAATGGCACTTACCACAGGCATGGCAATCGCCGCAGGCATATCCGCCGCAAGTTCACTTGCCGGCGGCGCCATCGCTGGCAAAGCATCTAAGAGAGCCGCCAGAACGCAAGAACAGGCCGCGCGCGATGCTACCGCTGCACAGCAGCGTATGTTTGAAGAACAGAAGGCTTTGCAAGAGCCGTTTCGCCAAGGCGGATTAACAGCGCAAAATGAGATTATGCAGTTGCTGGGCATCGGCGGTGATAAGGCCGCGGCTGGCTACGGCAGCATGGCGAAAGCCTTTGGCACTGATCAATTCCAACAAGACCCCGGTTATGCTTTCCGCCAAGCGGAAGGCATGAAGGCGCTAGAGCGGTCGGCAGCCGCACGCGGCAATCTGCTGTCTGGCTCCACCTTGAAGGGTGTGCAGCGTTTCGGTCAAGACTTAGCCAGCCAAGAATATCAGAACGCGTTTAACCGCTATCAGGTCGAGCGCGCAGCACGCCTTAATCCGCTGCAATCATTGATGGGTTCAGGTCAGTCCGCCGCAAACGTGATGACCGGCGCTGCTGGACAGATGGGCCAGAACGAAGCGTCGAACATCTATAACGCCGGTCAAGCGCGCGCGTCTGGATACATCGGTCAGGCTAACGCACTGAACCAAGCCCTTGGTCAGATTGGTGGAATGGCGGGTCAAATACCCATGCAGAACGCTATGATGGATTTTTACCGCGGTAACACGTTTGATAGAGGCGCGGCGCAAGGCCCCGGCTTTGGTTCTAGCACGCCATACCGTCTTCCCGGCTTACCAAGAGGTTAATTATATGGCAAACCAGATGATAGCACTTCAGGCGCGCAATCCGCAGCTTCCTGATCCTGCCCGCGCTACAACGCAGATGGCGAACATGATAAACTTGGCGTCGCAACAGCGCGCGGCGCAACTTCAAGGCGAACGTGCACGTCAAGAGATGGATTTTGCCCGCGCTGGTGAAGCACGCGAAGTAGAATTGCAAGCGCCTAGACTAGCTAAAGCGCAGGCAGAAGCCACGGGTATGGACCTTAAAACAGGGGCTGAGTTTAATGCGTTTGTTTATACGGCGTTGAAGAACGCCGACTCACCTGACCAAGTGGTTGGGTTCGCGCAGCGCATTGCCAGCCTTCCTCAATTTCAAAACCCGCTATATCAGGGTATGTTGTCAGACGCCGTAGAGAATATGCCGACCGACCCCGCGATGTTTCAGCCGTGGAAAGAAGCATCTGCATCTAAAGCATTGACTGCCGCAGAAGAATTGTCAAACGAATTTACGACGCAGAATCTTGGCACGTCTACTCGCGTAATTCGCACACCTAAATATGGCCGCGGTCCTGCTGAAGTCGTTGAAGGTTCCGAAGCCGCTGTTGACATTAAGCCAACTGTTGTCAACACTGATGAACTTGGCCCTATCATCGTTGACCCCAACACTGGAAGGGGTTACCCTGTAAGCGCCGGCGCAATCGGCGGTTATACGGCGCCGGGCGTCGGCGGTTCGCGCGGCGTTGCGGGCGGCGCGCCGGCTAGGGGCAGCGTTGCTGCTGCACTGCAAACTAACCCCGGCGCTATTAAAGATGGTGCGTTCGCACGGTCACAGCCCGGCTACGCTGGCGCAAGCGGTGGCTTTGCTACCTTTGATACGCCGCAAGCCGGTATCGCCGCGCAAGAAAACTTGCTACGCGGCAGCTACGTCAACAAGGGCTTCAACACGATTGACAAAATCATCAACCGTTATGCACCGCAAGGGCCAGAAAACAGTGCCGCGTCTGTTAGCAACTACAAGAAGTACGTTGCACAGAAAGCTGGCGTTGACATTAATGCACCTATAACTGCGGCGCAAATCCCTGTTGTGGCGCGGGCCATGCGTGAGTTTGAGACAGGCAACACAAGCGGCGGTGGTACACCCACAGGTGCTGGCGCACCGCAAACCATCCGACAAGCCGCCAGCACCGCCGACAAAGCTCGCACGGTTAAAAGTTTCAAAGACATCACAGGGTTTGACTTTACATCTGGTAAAGACCCCGTCGCCGATCTGATTAAAAGGTCAACAAGCGGCGGCGCGGAAAAGCTGGGTGCAGATATAGTCGGCTTTATACCTGAAAGCATGGGCGGCGGCACTACAAAGGGCATGGAAGCCATCGGTGCGCTTGAAGTTATTGCTAGTGACCTGACGCTGGCTTTGTTACCGGGCAACAAGCTGGGCGCTGGCGTATCCAACGAAGACCGTAAAATGTTTGAGAAGTTGGTTGGGGAAATGGCAAACCCAAACATACCATCTGGAAAGCGTTTAGCCGCATGGAACCAGCTTAAAGCAAAGATGGCCCGCATCGCCGGTATAGACGCGCCTACCCGAAAAGCCGCGCCATCAAAAGGTAGTGGGCCAAGAACGCCAGTACCGCGCAAAGCAAGCGGTGGTTTTACGGTTGTAAAGGTTGAAGACTGATGCCTACATATACGGTTCGCGCGCCAAACGGTAAGACTTACAAAATCACTGGTCCTGCCGGCGCTACCAACGCGCAGATCGAACGCGCGGTCCTTGAGGCGTATCCAGATGCCGCGGCGGCCGCACCTCAATCAACCGCGCAGCGCGCGTTAGCCAACGCTAAGACAGATGCACAGACTCGACTAGCGCAAGCCCGCCGGTCTAACGACAAGTCGGCGGTGCAAACTTACTCCCGCGAAGTCGCGCGTCTTAATAAGATGACGCCGCAACAGTTTTATAAAGCGCCCGGCAGGGCTGAAAGTTTTGTCAGCGGTTTGGTCGAAGGCGTTACAGAGCCTATTGAACTTGGACTAAACCTTTTCGGTATCGGCGGCGACAAGGCGCAGCGCGAACGGGGTAAGTTCCGCTTACGTGAGTCGCAAAGACAATTCCCGGTCACAACAGCCGCTGGCGAAATCACGGGCAACGTCCTTGCAACTGCGCCGGGCGTAGCGGGCGCCGGCAAAGTTATTACCGCTGGAGGCAAACAACTTGCTAGGGTATTGCCAAAAGCAGGGGCTTCTGTCCAGCGCGTCGGCGCGGCGACAAGTACTGGTGGTCTTGGTGCGGGACGCACTCCGGCTCAAACGGCGGCGCTGACAAGGGGCCAGCGCGGCTTGCAGTTGGCTGAACGGTCTTTAGGCGGTGCCATTGCCGGCGTGACGGGCGCCGCGCAGACGGGCGACGATTTGACTGAAGCCGCAACTTTCGGTGCGGGTTTGCCGGTGGTAGCTAACATTGTAAAACGTCTTGGTGGAAAGGCCGTAGACCTTAGACGCCTGTCCAAAGTAAAAGCCGGAAAGATTATTCGTGAGGCGCTGGGCGAAGACATAGAAGCGGCAAAAGCTGCGTTCCGCGAACTATCACCTGACGATCAGCGTTTGGCACAACAAGTCTTAGTTGAGGCTGGCGTTGAGCCTAGCCCGTACTTTGGCTTGGGTAGGATTGCCACTAGCCAAATGGACCCCGACACTACCGCGCGTATCTTGGCGCAACAAGAAGCGGCGCGTACCGGTCGGTTAGCCGAAGCCGCCGGCGGCGAAACAGCGACGGCGCGAAGAGGCGCTATTGATGTCGAACGCCGCGCGGTGAATGAATTGACAGGCCCAGCCCGCGACGAGGCGTTGGCACGCGCTAACATTGCTGGCGAGACAGTGCCTGCTGCTGAAGCCTTGGCGGCTGCCGCACGTCAGCGCGCAGATGAGATTACTGCGTCTGGGTTTGTCCCCCGTATGCGCGGACTCGAAGAACGCGCGGGCGAACAGGCCGCCATCATGGGCGGCAAGCCTGCATTATTTCCTGACATGGAACGTATACAGCAGACACGCGGCATAGCCGGCGCCGCTGGGCAGCGCGCAGATGAAGCAATGGCCGCGCAAATCGGTTTGCGTGATGTCGCCCGCGACATGGAAGATGTTGTCGCCGACTTAGCCGCCGAAGGCATGACGCCTTTGCGTGTTGGCCCTATCGTGCAGCAGCTTCGCAGCATGGCGGCGCAGCCCGGCACTCGCGCCGACAAGTTGCAGCGCACAACGCTGACTAGGTTAGCTACCGAACTGGAAGGTTTGGCAGACCCCAGCGGCGTTATCGACGCGCGCGACCTGTATCAAATCCGCAAGACCGGCTTGAACGACATTGTGGATCGTCTGCTTGGTTCGCGCGCGCAGCCGTCGTCCGGTACAAAAGAGCGCACCGCATCACTGCTGACTAGCCTTCGCCCCATGATTGACGACGCCATCGAAGGTGCAGGCGGGGCCAACTGGAAAGACTATTTGGTCCGCACCCGTCAAGGCTTTGAAGCTGTCAACCGTCAAGAGTTGTCGGCGCGCGGCGCGCAACTAGCCAAGGAAAACCCTGACGAGTTTATCGCGCTCATGCGCGGTGAGCGCCCACAGATTGTCGAAGACATCATGGGTAAAGGCACAAAGCAGTATGACATCGCCGGCATGGCGCTGGCCGATCCTGCGCGGTACTTAGCGATGAAAACGTCGGCGGACGAATTAGAGACGCTGAACAAGATGGCGCAGCTTGGCGCGCGCGGTCAAACGCGGGCGCAAAATATTTTAAACGAACAGCAACCCGGAAAATTGTCTAGGTACACTGGTACTATTGTGCGCGCTAAATATCCGGCTCTAGCGTTTGCTGGTACTGGCACGCAAGGCGCAGCAAGCGCGTTTGTGACACCCAACGTACAGCGCGAAATCGCTAACGCATTTACCAGCGGTCAAGGCGCGTTGCAGGCAATAGAGCAATATCCAACTGCGGCTCAGTTTTCTGCGTATCTTAGCACACTACCGTCGCCGGTGCGTAACGCATTTGCACAGGCGATGCGCGCGTATTCACAACAACCTTCCACTAGCGCAGAGTAACCCATGACTTCTATCAACCAGACCCAAGCACAACTCAACACGCACGAACAGGTCTGCGCGTTCAGGTACGAGAGTATCTGCGCGCGGATGAAGCGCATTGAAAAAGTCGGCATGACTTCCGCCGGCACAATCATCGTATTGCTGATCGGCATACTAGTGAACGTGCTGCAAAAGGCCGGCTAGGAGGGCGTATGCGTATAGTCAGTCTACTACTGGCGGCGCTGGCGCTTGCTGGCTGCGAAGACCGCTACCGCTACGATTGTCAAGACCCGGCGAATTGGGAAGACGAACTCTGCAAGAAGCCGCGGTGCATCGCTATGGGCTACTGCACCGAATGGCTGATAGATACAGGTGAGAAAGAAGTTGTCGAAGAAGGTTAAGTACTGGTCGCCAGAGGAACTGCTACGTTTCATTGTCGGCGTTGTGTTGTCGTTCACGTTGATGTTTATCGTAGCGACTGTGCTATACTCGTTGATATTCGTGTCGCAGCCGATGGAGGGGCAGTCCCCGAATGACGCTGAGTTTTTCAAGTTGATTAACCCGATAGCGACGTTCATTGTCGGGGCGTTGGCAGGACTTATGGCAGGGCAGGGCAGCGGCTCCATCAAGCCAAAGGACAAGGAGATTAAAGAAGATGAGCTTCCTGAATAGTTTTGAAAGCAAGCACGACGGCGTCAACGACACCGTTGAGTTTGTCGTGCGCGTCGCAATCGTCACGCTGTCGGCAGTTATCCTTGTCGTCGTGCTGGCGCTGGTCGTCGGCATGTTTGTGCCTAACGATGTCGTGGACAGCACTGCCGTCCTTGAGATGATTAACCCTGCGTTCCAGACCATCATCGGTGCGCTTGTCGGACTGCTGGGCGGCCTGAGCCTTAACGCTAACGCCCGTGACACCGACCCTGAGCCAGCGCCTGCCCCAGAGCCAGAAGCGCCGCTTGAACTGACGCCAGCGATGGCGCCGAAGGTGTACGACGATCCGCAAGCCACTGTCTTCATTGACGAGCCTGAAGAGGACGATGACGACGACATGGCACCTTGGGAGAAGTACCGCAACGACCTGCGCTACGACGCCAACGGTGACGGCGTGGTTGACGCGGATGACTTTCCTGATTGGCGGAGTGCGGGTAAATGAGCCTTGTAAATCTACAGAAAAAGATAGGTGTGACCGCTGATGGTGCATTTGGTCCGGGTACATTTAAGGCGGCTGCGGCTTTTTATAAATTATCACCTGATCGGGCTGCACATTTCTTTGCTCAAACGGCGCATGAGTCGGGTGGCTTCAAGGCGTTCAGCGAGAACCTGAACTACAGCGCGAAGGGTCTGCGCGGCATCTTTCGTAAATATTTCCCGACAGACGCGTTAGCTGCGGCGTATCAACGCCAACCTATGAAAATTGCCAACCGCGTCTACGCCAACCGCATGGGCAACGGCCCTGAGAGCAGCGGCGACGGATGGAAGTTCCGTGGCCGTGGCGCGCTTCAGCTTACAGGCAAAGACAACTACCAAGCATTTGCCAACTACATTGGTCGCCCCGACGTGATGGACAATCCTGACCTTGTGGCCGGCGAACTGTGCTTCGAGAGCGCGCTTTGGTTCTTCGACCGGAACAAGCTGTGGGGCATTTGCGACCAAGGCGTTGGCGACGGTGCAATACTTGCGCTGACGAAGCGGATCAACGGGGGCACGCATGGCCTCGACGACCGCAAACTGAAAACCAAGAAATATGCTTCTTGGCTGTAAGGAGAGTAACATGAACTTGAAGAACCTCATCACGAAAATTGCCGTGAAAGAAGTCGCCGGTAAAATCTTGCCGATGGACGAAGCACCAAAGCCTGCCCTTGGTTGGAAAGCCAAGCTGGCCGGCGTACTCGCCATCATCGGCGCAGCCGCTACGGCGCTGTCGCAATACTTAGCTTAGGTTCGCCTAGCCATCATACGCCCGATCAGTATAACCATCGGGCCTAAGTCTTCTGGTGATTGCCCTGCCTTTAGCATGGCAATCACCATTTCCAGTGCTTCAGCGGTCGCCGCTGCATGGTCTGTCATTTCTTTAAACCTTTCATAATCTCACCGCGTTCCCGCGCCGTCCGCATCGCAGAGTAACGCTGATGCAACCGCCGGGCGATGGCCGGGCGCTTGTGCGTCTTCAGTTCCGCGTCCAGCGCATCCTTTAGTTCGCCTTCCGTAAGGTCGGACAGCACGGCAATCATCGACCGCCAGTTTAACTTACTCATTTTTCAATTCCTCTAAGGCTATGTCGGACACCGCACGCTTGTCGTGCAGCGCCGCCCATATACGTTCATCAATACTTTTCTCGGTCAACATCACGTAGACCCAGACATCCTTGGTCTGACCGCTGCGGTGCAGGCGTCCGACCGTCTGTTCGTAAAGTTCCAGCGACCACGGCAGCGACAGGAACACCATGTGGCATCCGCCATGCTGTAGGTTTAGGCCATGCCCTGCGGACTTAGGATGCGCCAGCAGCAACTCGACCTCACCGCGGTTCCAGCGTTCGATGACATTGTCGTCGTCCATTGTCTGCGCGTGCGGGAAGCGGCGCTTCAGTTCCGCCAACTCTTCCTGATAGGTGTACGCGACTATAGTGTTGGCCCGCTGGTTCTCCGCCAGCAGTTCTTCCAGCCGGTCGAACTTGTGGCTGCTGAACCAGATGGACGGCGTGCCTGCGTCGCGGTTGTAGACAAAGCCGGACGCCATCTGTTGCAGCTTGGTCGTCACCGACGCTGCGTTCTGCGCTACGATCTGGTCATCGCCGAAGCGCACGACATACTCACGCTTCATCTTTTCGTATGGCTTGCGGTCATCCAGCGCGACGCGCACCTCTGTGACATGGCACGGCGGCAGCTTGTCCTTATATTCGCCCGGCTCCAGCACGAACGTCGCCGGTTTGATCCGCGCCATGACTTGCTCCAACCCACCGGCTGCCGGAACCCATTGGCCGAAGTCGCGGTTGATGCAGATGAAATACTGCTGCATGAACGCACCCTTGGCGCGGCCCAGCAGCCCTTGGTCAATGATCTTGCACTGGCCGAAGACATCCTCAAGGCCGTTCG